TTACTCTTTATAGACTTCCATTTATAACTTTTATAATTTTTTGAATGAAAATTTAATCCTTCAAATCCCCATTCTTGCAATTTAATTGTTGCGACAAGAGGATATTGATCATATATTATTTTCTTTTCTGGAATATGTAAAAAAGTATAGAAGTTTCCAATTTCTGGTAAGGCATGAGTTTCACTTAATGAATTTAGAATTTCTTTTCTTAATTCATCCTTTGTGCTAAATGAATCTAAATTCTTTTTAATTGAACTTATTCTATTACGTGCCATTATATAATACCCAATTCATCTTCTGTTATTATTTTAAACTCAAGTAAATTATCTTTGCAAAATTCTTGTGCAGCTTTCCACTTTGCTTCATTTGTCACATAGGTATATATTTCATTAATGTATGTTTTATTTTTTTGTGACTTTTTCTGGGGAGGCATTGTTTGTTTTTTTGGTTTTATCTCAATTAAATATTTGCACTTTCTTCCATCTTTATGTACAATTTCGACAAAAGCATCTGGAAAATATCTTCTCACTTTTTTTGTTACTGGATCATAATAAGGAATTGAAATTTCTTCAGAACCATATTTTAAAATACTGGGATTTCTATCACACCACCTTAAAAACTTTAATTCCCAACTAGATCTATAGATTATATTGTTTGGATTTCCAACATACTTCTCAGGATTTTGTGGTCTAAACTTGCCCTGATGATACTTACTATCTTTTGGCATTACAAAATCTCTTATACATATTATATAAACTAGGAATATTTATAGATGGCTTTAAAAGCATCTTCAAATAATACTGCTCTTGCGTTTGGTGGTGGAACGGATTTTACTTCGAGTGCTGCGCCAATTAATTCAACAGCAACACTTCCAAGCACAACAAGTGTAAATACTCAGCAAGCATATTCTTCTGGATTAAATTTAACGCCTACAAGTCAAACTGGAGACGGATCAACAACAAATCCTGGTCCATCAGGAAATGGTCCAGGTAAAGGTGCATCAACTAGACCAAGAAGTATTGCAGATATTAAAACTCAGATTTTACAACCAGCAACAACATCTCACTTTATATGTAAATTTCAACCACCTGCTCCTGTCGATTCTTGGCAGAAACAAAAAGAACCTCAGTATGCAGGAGCTCCTTATAACTCCATAAATTCTGATCTAATTGAAATTTCATGCAGTGAAGCATCATTGCCTGGATCAACACTTGCCACTCATGATGTCAATAATGATTATCATGGTGTATCACAGAAGATGGCATATAGAAGACTTTATGACGATAGAGCTGATTTTACATTTTATGTAGATACTAGATATACAGTTATTAGATTCTTTGAAGGTTGGATAACATATATTGTCAATGAACAGCAGGCAAAAGGATTTACTGATAATAATTATTATTATAGAATGAACTATCCTGTAAAATATAAAACAGATACTTTAATTATTACCAAGTTTGAAAAAAACACAGGAAGACCAGATGTTACTCCTCCTCTTGAATATGTCTTTTTAGAGGCATTTCCAATTGCTATTAATTCAATGCCAGTGACTTATGATCAATCTCAATTACTTAAGTGTACTGTTTCTTTTAGTTTTTCTAGATACTTTGCTAGGGTAAACCCAACAGCTAAAGATACAGCATCTCCCGATCCTAAAAATCCAGGTAGTCCAGAATTTAAAATTACTGGAAATGAAATGCAGCAGGCATATGGTAGAGCAGAAGAATTCCAAAACCCACAATTTGGCGTTGATAATACTGGTGCGTATGATCTGAATTTGGGACAACCTACAGGAAGTACAAAACCATTTTCTGGTTCTGTAGGAGATTTCCAGCAAACACCTGGATCAATGAACATTGCATAACCCTAATAAATAATCCATATGAATTGTTTAGGAGATTATGCCTTTACCTAAGATTTCTACGCCAACATATGAGTTGGAACTTCCCTCAACTGGGGAAACGATTAAATACCGACCATTCCTTGTTAGAGAAGAAAAACGTCTCGTAATCGCACTTGAGAGTGAAGATACAAAACAAATTACAAATGCAATTAAAACTGTAATTAAAAGTTGCATAGAAACAAAAAATATCAAAGTAGAATCTTTACCCACTTTTGATATTGAGTATTTGTTTTTGAACATTAGAGGAAAATCAGTTGGTGAGGATATTGAAGTTGGAATCATCTGTCCAGATGATGAGGATACTTCAGTTCCAGTTAAAATTAATATTGATGATATTAAGGTCGTTAAAGATCCAGAACATAATAAACAAATTAAAATTGATGATAAGATTACGATGGAAATGAGATATCCATCACTTGAGCAATTTATCAAGAGTAATTTTGATTCATCTGCTGGAGATACTATGGAAAAATCTTTTGAACTTGTGGCGGATTGTATTGATAAAGTTTTTACAGAAGATGAAGTTTGGACTTCTTCAGATGTAACTAAGAAAGAACTAGTTGACTTTATGGACCAAATGAACTCAAGTCAATTTAAAGAAGTTGAAAAGTTCTTTGATACGATGCCAAAATTATCTCACAAGGTCAAGGTAAAGAATCCAAATACAAAAGTTGAAAGCGAAGTAACGCTGGAGGGACTCTCAAGTTTTTTCGCATAGCAATGTCTCATATGGATCTTGAGAATTATTTTAAACTTAATTTTTCTCTAATGCAGTATCATAAATATTCATTAACTGAGATTGAAAATTTGATTCCTTGGGAAAGAGACATTTATGTTGAGTTACTCAAGCAGCATATAGACGAAGAAGAAAGAAAACAACAGTCCGCAAATGCCAGCCTCTAAGACTTCAAAAACAGAATCTATAGATGAAAGAATTCTTAGGCTGCTTGGTCTTGAGGATGTATTTGACTTAGACTATGACACCTATGCTACTCTGCTCAAAGAGGCATTAGTAAAATATGGTGTCATAGGTAAACAAAAGATCCCAACTGAAGAGATTGAATTATTAAGAGACGAATTTAAAAAAGTAAAAGGAAAGTCTGGAAGATTTAAAGCAAAGAGTAAAAAGATTAGTGCAAAGTCTGTAACTAATCTTAATATATTAAAAGAAAAGAAAGTACCAAATACTCCAAAATTGCTTCCAGGAACTGCTGTTAAGAAAGAAAAGGAAGAAGATAAAAAAGAAGAACCAAAAAAACAAGAACCTAAAAAAGATTCTAAAGATTCTCTTGAAAAATTAGTTTCTTCTATACGCAAGTCAGTAGACTCTATTGCTCAGTCAGTAAAAACTCTCAGTAAACTTTTGGATAAAGGTTTACTGGCGGATAAGAGACGTGCTGAAAATGAGAGAAGATCTGAAAAAGAACAGGGAATGGAATCCCGCGGGGGTGAAGTTCTTAAGAGTATGGTGAGTGCGGTTGTAAAACCATTCGAAAGTATCTTTGATAAGATCTTTAAGTTTATATTTTGGACTCTTCTTGGAAATACTTTCTTTAAATTGTTGGATTGGTTTAATGATCCAAAGAATCAAAAGAAAGTAGGAAGTATTTTTAGATTCTTAAAGGATTGGTGGCCTGCAATATTGACTGGATTCTTGGCATTTGCCACACCTTTAGGGGGATTTATCGCAACTATTACAGGTACTCTAATAAGAGGACTGTTTATGTTAGCAAGGATTAATCCTGCTTTAACTGCCGCAATTGCTTTATTCAGTGCAGGGGCAGTGATACCAATGCTCTTCCCCAAAACAGTAGATGAGCAAGAAAGAAAAACAGAAGAAGCACCTGGCACTCCTGAAGAAAAGATTGAGAAGTTAAAGAAGCAAAAAGAAAATCTCAATTGGTTCCAAAAAAATGTTCAGGGAATGGGGTCTGAAATTGATGAGCAGATTCATCGACTTGAGACTGGAGAAACAAAATCATATGCAAGTGGTGGTCTCATAGGATCAAAAGATATTTCCTTTAAAAAAGGAGGTAGAGTAAAAAATAATAGTGGGGTTAGAATTACTGGCGCTGGTCCAGATACTCAATTAATCGCAGCTCAACCTGGAGAGGTTGTAATTAATAAGAAGACTGTTGATGCAGTGGGTGCTAAGAATTTACTCGCATTAAACTCTCAGCATGGAGGACCAAATGCAAATAAACCAAAATATGCAGGTAACATAAGAGCTGCTAGATTTGGCGGAATACTCCAGGCGTTTCATGAAGGTGGAGTAGTTGGGGGAATGAATCAATCTCCAGAAACTGGAGTTAGTTTAAGATCTGGTGCTCCAGAATCTAGAAGGACATATTCTGGTGGACCAAGATCTGCTGCTGCAACTATAGACAGAACAATAGAGCAGAGAGTAAAAAGAATAGAATCTCAATTACAAGTGCAAAAAGCACTTGCATCTGGTACTGGAATTAATATTAAAGGAGCACAACTCGGAACTAATATAGGCACAGGATATGGAGCAAAGTATAAAGGAAGAGATGCTGTTAAGGTAAAACTTCCACCTGGAGGATCTTATGAAAAGCAAATAACTCTTGCTGGAAAAATATACTATGGAATGAAACAAGGAGATAAGGTTATCTATGTTGCTCAAGATCACAGAGATAAGAGTGGAGGAGGATTCTTAAAACCAGGAGGATTATTTGGCGGACCTAGAAATTCTGCGAGAATGGATTACGCAGAATCAAAGGGTAAATATTATTCATCATCTGATCAAAAGACATATGGAAATTATAATGACGCAGCGGCTGCTAGAAAATCTAGATTAACCTCTTTGGAATCTCAGCAGAGATTGAATAGATTGACTTGGAGTGATGTTGGTCCAGATATGATGCCAAGAAGATTTTCTGAAGAGAATAGGGCTAGAGGAGAAGAATACAATAAGAGAGGTGGATTTTTTGGACAAATGGGAAGATGGAGTCAAAGAGCTTTTGGTGGTCCAGAAGCAAATAGAAGATTAGATGCTCAACAAAAAGCATCAGAAGCAAGAGCAAAACAAGCAGGGGCTGCAGCAATTGGAAGATATTATTCATCTTCTGATGGTAAATATTATAAAGACTATAATGCTGCGAAAGCAGCAGCGGATAAGAGAAAAGCAAATCCACCTAAACCTGCGGCAAAACCTGCATACAAACCAGCTGGTGGTGGTATGGGAGGAGGTAGAAGTTCAAAAAAACAAGGTGGAGGAATTATAGATATAAATGAAAACACTGGTTATAATATTCCTGGAGAAGGTGCGGATAGACAATTTTTACCGTTTGCTGGTGGGGGAGGTATAAGAGTTCAACCTGGAGAAAAACTTGTTGCTTTAACTAAAGATGCAGTTGACAAGGGTGGGGTTGATGCAGTTGAATCAATAAATGCACGTTTAGATCCCAATTCAAATGCTTGGAAAAGTGGAAAGTATGGAGGAATAAATCCGCTACCAACAGGATCTGGTGTTAAAATGATGAATCTTCCCCCAGAAGTTCTTGATATGAGACCAAAAGCACCGACTCCATCTCCAGGAACAAAATCTGAAAACTTAAGTACTAATAGTCCATTTGGAATGGATCATAGAGAGCAAATTAAACAAAAATATTATGGGATAGGAGCAGCAGGATAATATCATGGCAATCTCTTCTCAAAAACTATTCGGATCTACAGATAAAGGTGGTGGTATTGTTTTAGCAAACAGAAGTAGTGCTAGTGCCATTGTTAGAAAATCACCTCTGGTTGTAAAACAAAAAACAATAAAACTACGTAATCAAAAATCAAAAGAGTCTTTTAATTTTGATAAATTAATTCCAAACTTAAAGGCGATTGACAAGAGCGTTAAGTTTATTGATAAAACATTCAAAAAGATTATAGATACAAACAGTAAAATCTTATCGGAAAAAGATAAACAATCTAAAGTTAAGAGAAGAAAAACAAGAGAAGATGATCTTGAAAAACAAACTAAAAAAGAACAACAAGAAGGAAAGGGAAGTGGAATTTCTATACCTAAACCAAGTTTCTTAGATAAAATTCTAAACTTCTTTTTCTGGACAATTGCTGGAAATTTATTTTTCAAATTCTTTACAAAAGAAAATATAGATAAAGCAAATAAAGCTTTTCAAACAATAATTTCTATTGGAAAGTTTATAGGAACAGTATTTGTTAAAACTGTAGAAGGATTAGTTAATTTTATCGATTTTAGTTATGAAAAATTTGATCAAATAAGAGGATTTATCAAAAAAGTTGGTGGCGAAGGATCTCTTAAAATATTTGATCAATTCTCTGGAATGTTGAATAAGGTTATTAATGGCGCAATTATCCTTGCGATACTACTCTCAAAATCAAAAGGTTTTGGAGGCCGCGGCGGTAGAGGAAGAGGAGGTCGTGGAGGAAGAGGAGGTCGTGGTGCTGGCGGCGGTGGTGGTGATGATGTAGGTATTACAGGTAGAAGAGCAGGAAGAACTAGAGCAGTTGATCCAGCTGCTGCTAGAAAATATGCGGAAAGATATGGTAGAGATGCTGCAATAAAGAAATTTGGAAAAGATGGCGTAAGATCTCTTGGTGGAAAGTATGGAAGATCTTCAGCGACAAATCTTGCTAGAAAAGGAGCGGTCTCACTTCTTGGTAAAGGGGGAACAAAAGCAGCACTAAAAATTGTTAGACCTTTTGTTAAAAGATTACCTCTGATT